CCAAGGCCATAAATCTGGGACTCGCCTTCAACATGGGGTCTGGGCGGCTGGCGCAGGAATGCGGACTGCCCTACACCGAGGAGGAGGGGCCAAATGGCAATGTCTACCTCAAAGCCGGTCCCGAGGCGATGGCGCTGTTCGAGAAATACCACACCGCAAACCCCGGGATGCGCAGCACCTCGATGAAGGCCAGCGGTATTGCGAAAGAGCGCGGGTTTGTGCATTCAGTGATGGGTCGGCACATCCGCTTTCCCGGCGGTCAGTTCGTGCACAAGGCGTCGGGGCTGATCTACCAAGCTACCAGCGCGGACTGCATGAAGCAGAAACTCATCGAGCTGCACCGGCATCTACGCGCTCGCGAGTGTGGTCGGCTGCTGCTGACCGTGCACGACGAGGTGGGGATATCTTTGGATAACGATTCGAAGCACGAAGCCGAGGAGATCGCTCGGCTGTACACTACATTCGACGGTGTCGAGTGTCCGATTAAGCTCCGCGTCCCGATTCGCTGCGATTGGGGTATCGGAAAAGACTGGTATGCAGCAAAAGGATAAACATGGATACAATCAAGATGGTGGTGGATTTACAGTACGGCAGCACTGGCAAGGGGCTGATCGTGGGCTATCTCGCCGAAAAGGAAGCGCCCGACACGGTGATCACCTCGTGGGCACCCAACGCGGGGCATACGTACATCAGCAGCCAGGGGCGCAAGTTCATTCACACGCACTTGGCCAATGGCATCGTCTCCCCCTACCTCAAGCGAGTGCTACTTGGTCCCGGCTCGCTCATCAATCCGGAGCAACTACTCGAAGAAATCCAGGCGTGCGAGGATATGCTCAAGTACGTCGAGATCCTGATCCACCCCCACGCCGCGATCGTCACCCAGCGGCACGTGGAAGAGGAAGCGGGGCCGATGACCAAGATCGGCTCGACCAAAAAGGGTGTAGGTGCCGCGATGATTCAGCGGATTCGGCGCAATCCGGACGATCTGAACATTGCCGCTAACTGCCCGGAGCTTGCGCAGTACGTGACCACCACGCTGAGCTACCGGGCCGCGTTGCGCGAAGCTAAGCACGTGCTGATCGAGGGAGCGCAGGGGTACGGGCTTTCGATGTACCACGGGTTCTACCCCTACACTACGTCGAGGGACGTGAGCACGTGGCAAATCCTCGCCGATGCCGGGATACCATACGACATGCTGGTGAACAAACATCACGCTGTGGCGCTGCAGGTGATCGGGACTTGCCGTACCTACCCGATCCGGGTGGCGAACCGGTACGACACTGAGGGGATGCAGGTGGGGTACTCCGGGCCGTGCTACGACGACCAAGTGGAGACCAGCTTCGAGGATTTAGGGCAACAGACGGAGCTTACCACCGTGACCAAGCTGCCGCGCCGGATTTTCACATTCAGCGCCAAGCAGATCCAGGAATCGATCGAGTACAATGGGGCACGCGAGGTGTTCCTGAACTTCGTCAATTATGTGCGCGAAGAGCGCGAGTTGATCTCGATCGTCGCCGCGATTGAAAGCGATCTCGGCACCGTTCGCTGGATCGGCACAGGGCCGACCTACTACGACGTGCACACGATCAACAGTGGGGCGCGGGCGCTGCGATTGAACCAGATTATTAACATATGGAAGGCTCAACGCCATGCTGCAAATTGAATCAGAAGCACACACGGATGAAATTAACGACCTTCCGTGGGGAATCGACCCGCAAAACCCCGCAATCGTCGTCGATGCGAAAGGCGCTGCCGTCGCGTCTTTCGAGGTCCGTCACCATCTACGGGGCGTGCTCGGCAACTGCGACAAAAACGCAGATCTCGCAGTTCGTTCAATCAACGCTTACAAGAAGCGGGGCGGGGCCGATATACGTCAGCTACAAGATCGGATCACGCAATGGGCTGACGCTAACTTTCCTGAGCGCACGACGAAGGATATTCTACTCAAGCTCTACGAGGAGATTGGTGAGTACTGTCGTGACCCACAATCGGCGCTAGAAATGGGCGACATCATGATTCTGCTGCTCGACGTGGCGTACAAGAACGGTATAGATGTACACCGGGCCATCGAGATGAAGATGGATATTAACGAATCGCGCCAGTGGCGCGTGGACGAGAACACTGGGATTATGCGTCATGTCTGAAGCATTCGATGAATGGTACGAGCAGACCTTCGGCAACGTGCTCGGTTCGCAAGACGAGGACAACCGGCAAGCTGTGAAAAAGATCTGGAACGGCGTGCTGGAACGAGCCGCATTAAAGATGGAGATCGAAGAATTCGACCCGTTGGATGGCGAGCAGATCGCCGACAAATTACGAAGGATGAAAGAGCGATGACACAAGAAGAAGAAATCGAATTCGCGCAGCTTAAATCCGCGAGGGATTCGCTTTTGTTTACTGTTGCGAATTTGCGCGGAGACATAGCAACCTTGCATGCCATGTACGAGCAGGTTTGCCGTCAACGGGATGAATTAACGGATATACAAAGGTCAATGGTCGAAGCTTTGCGTGGGAGAATTCAATGAGCTATATCGTGGCATCACTGCCCCCTATGAAGTGTTTTGTCAGGCGCGAGTTTTTATACAACTTCACCAAAGGGCACGACGAGTTGGAGCCTGCAATTTGGGTAAGCATCAAGGCCCTGCGCGGTCAGGTGTTCCGCATCGAGTCCTTGTTGCCCAACTACGGTGCTCTTTACGACAAACTGCCCTTACACGCTTATGTCTGGCGCGAAGACTTCTGGCATCAGGACAATGACAACGAGGCTGACCTGCCCATCGACACCCTGCAACTGTGGGACTGCATGGGGTATCGGTTCACCGTCATTGAAAAGATCGGTCTGAGGAATCTAGGCGTGAAATTCTTGGGTAAAGACCGCGAGTGGCACTTTGGCCGCTATCTGTTCACCGTCGATTTCTGCGCCGAAGGCATGGACCTGGACACGGGCTTCACCGAGCAAGCCGAAGAGCACAAATCGTTCAACTGGATAGCCCTGGATAATGGCCAATTCGCATGTCAGCCCAACAATCGATGCCTGTGGTACGACCAGAGCCTGATCCCCGCCGAGACCAAGTTCCCCGATTTCCAGGCAGCTAAAGAATTCTGGACGGTGGACGGCACTCGCAAATGGTCAGCAGGGGATGACTGGTTTTACGATATTAAGGAGAAGAACGAATGATTTATCACAAGGGTGGGACTTGGACGTATCAGGATATTTGCGATGTTGAGGATTGCATTGATATGTGGCGTTTTGAAAAGAAAGGCAACAGAATTTACGTTAAATATTCCCGCAAGGAGAAAAACGCGTGAGCTTAACAACAGCTGAACAATTAAGGGCGTGCCATGTACGCAGGTGGCACATAGTGCAGGTGGCTCGGGAGCAAACGCTAGCGGAGCACTCATTCGCGGTCGCGGTGATCGCCGGGTCGCTCGCCACTGCGATGCGCTGGACGGGGCTGTTGCACCACACACTACAGCTCAAACTGCTGCAATGGTCCCTATCCCACGACCTGATCGAGGTGCGCACTGGGGACGTACCTACACCGTTCAAGCGATTCCTCGAAGAGGCCGGGGGTGCGGGGATTATCGAACGAGCGGAAGGTCTGGTGGACTGGGAGCACACGGGGGCGTACCGGCAGATCAAAGGGAGCGAGATCGAGGTGCTGGTGAAGCTGGCGGACCAGATCGAGGCGATCTACTTCCTGCAGGACAACGGTATAGGGGCGCATGCCAATCAGGTGCTGGATGAACTGCGGCAAATCCTTGCCGGTATGGTTACCAGTATAGAACGGGAACACCCGAAGCTTGGGGTGCGCGAGGGCGTACGTCGAGTATGCCAGGATATAGGAATACATGGAGGATGGTTATGAAATGCTTGCAATGCGGTAGCGACACACGGGTGACGACTACTTACCAAAACGTGGACCTGACCACAAAACGCCGACGCGAATGCATCGTCGAGAAATGCGGGTTCCGGTTCACCACCCGGGAAAAGCCCGAGACCGGCGAGCGCCCGGAGCTGGACGAGCAGGAACGGCGGGTGCGGGATAGCGAGGATTGACAGGAGTATAGGACGTGTGGTATAATCGGGCATTCATCAACGCATAGAGGGCAGACACCATGGCAACACCTATTTTCTACCACCCGGATCAGGACGTCGTATTCGACTGGATCTCCACCAAGAAGATCCCCGAATTCGTGCGCCAGTCGGACCGCAAGTACCACATTCCCACGCCGCTGACCGTGGACCAGATCGCAGTGGCTCACGATCCGAAGTTCGTGCGCTCCGTGATGGACGGCGTCACCGAGAATGGGTTTGGCAATCGCAACCCCGAGATCAACCGGTCGCTGCTCGCGTCGAATGGCTCTTTCCTCGCCGCCGCAGTCCATGTCGTGGAGAATGGCGGTGTGGCGTGCTCCGCATCGCAGGGCTTCCACCACGCGCACTGGGACCACTGCTACGGGTACTGCACCTTCAACGGGCTGATGGTCGCCGCTGTGCACCTACTGGAGCGGTACGACATCCAGCGCGTGATGATCGTGGACGGCGATGGTCACTACGGGGACGGAACCGACAACATCATCGAGCTTTTGGGGCTGCGCGATCAGGTGCCCCACATCACCCGCGATAACTTCGGGAAGCTTCGCTTCGCCGGGGCTAGCACCGCAAAGTGGAAATCGTACTTCGGGGACTTGCTCCAGGACCACAAGCCGGGTATAATAATGTATCAGGCTGGTGCTGACGCATGGGACCAAGACCCGTACGGCGTCGGTTATCTATCCGTCAAGGGTCTTATGCGGAGGGACAGCGGCATGTTCGAAGCAGCAAAGGATGCAGAAATCCCCCTCGTGTGGAATCTTGCCGGTGGCTATGCCGACCCGATGCAAAAGACGATAGACATTCACCTCAACACTCTCTCCATGTCCGATTGGGTCTACAATGCCACCTCCATCTCGCGCATTTAACAACGTTCGCTCGCTTTCCTTACACGATCTGATGGAGGGTGTGGGGCGGAGCCACAAGATAATGCAGATGGCCCCCGGTGCTGCCCGAATCCCGAACGCCGAGCGAGTACTCCGGTCCGGCGAGCTGCCCCTGGAAGTGCTGGAGCGGTACTTCGATAAAGGCTACCTTGTAAATCCCAAAGGCGAAAGACTTAGACCCCGTGTGAAGAGCGAGAGTCTGGACCCCGGCGCTGCTAAAAAGGCGATGGACAAAGGTCAATTGCCCGACGATGGCAAGATCATGTTTGAAGATCCTAGGGGCATGGTTGAGCCGAGCGAGTCGATCGGGTTTCACGCGAGGGATCCAGTGGAATTCTCCGATAACCCGATGCAAATGGTTATGTATGATAACCAAAAGAGCGGGTTCTTCGGTGGCAAGCCCTCGCCTTATTCGCTCACGACCACGGGGATGCCAGCTGGTCTGGGCAAATCGGCCTACGCCATGATGTACGACGCTTTGAAAGCTGGTAAGCACTTGAACTCGATCGACGTTTTAACGAGCGCGAACCAGCTGCGCAGACCCGGGAACGTCATGTCCTCGGGACTCGCCCACGGCGACTACGACCTCCTACCCCTCTTCCAAGGAGAATATAATCGTAATCCGTTTTACTCAACGCTCAGTGGTAAACGGGGCGATGCAGAGGAAGAAGCTTTGCTCTCGCTGCTTAATGCAGCGACGCAGCTCGGAACGGGGAACTGGCACTCTACAGCCGCCCATCTCGGTGCTCGCGACACGCTACGTTACTCGCCCGATGCGCAGACCGGACTACTGGCGCTACGCGAGGCTCAACTGGCCCGGGCGCACGGACCCGAGGGGATGGCGAGCGAGAGTATTTTCGACCTCGCGAACCCGATGGACCTGGATGCTTTGAAATACTACACCCAGCGAGCACGGCAAGAGGGTGCTCAGCCGGGGAACTACTACGGGTCTTCTCGGGCGTTTGGTCCGGGTCTGCTGGGGCGTGCAGGGTCTACCGAGGCGTTCATGAGCGGTATAGAACGTGGGTTAACCCCGGAGGACATTGCCCGGAAGCTGCTGGAGCAGTCTGGGGCCGAGGAAGCATTGCGTGGACGATATAGAAAAGGGGGACTAGTTGCAGCACATGAAAGTTAACCTACAAGCGATCACCGACGAGCGCGGGGTCGAGTACGGGGACTTTACACACCAAGGGATCATTGCGCAAGATCTAAAAGAGTACATGCGCGAGCAAGACGGGTGGAAACGCTTGAAATCGCACCAGAAGGAATCGCTCGACATGATCATGCACAAAGTGTCGCGGATTCTTAACGGCAACCCGGAGAACCGGGATTCGTGGGTCGACATAGCCGGGTATGCCCAAATCAGTGCC